CTCGTTGAACGAATTCAGGCCGATATTGGCCATGTTGAAAAGTTGCACCACCGGCTGGCCCGGTTGATCACAAATACAGCTGTAGCGAGTGCCTTTCAAAATGACATTGCCCCGGCCCAGCGGCGCGATGAGCCGCAGCGCCTCCCAGAGGTTCTGGGCGGTGTCCAGGACCAGGTTGACCCGGAGCCGGCGCTTGGGGTCGGGCGTTCCGGCCGGGTCGTCGAGGCGGATCCCGTCGCAGCAACGGGCCCATTCGGCGAAGGCGTCGTAATCGATGCGATCCACCGGGACGCCGCGCACCACATCGTGGCGGACTCCGGTCCGGCTGTCGGTGAGCCGGTAAAGCCGGTGGATCAGCCAGTAGCAGGCCCAGGCCGGGTTGTCGGCGTCGCGCGTTTCATAGCAGCCCCCCGCCGCGCCCCTGGGATTCCAGACCCAAACCCGATCGCGCGTCTGTTCCCAGGTGACCGTCGGCAGCCCGCCGGAGAGCTGGTCGGTGGCCAGCGCCTTGATGGCCAGCAGGATCTTGCCCGGCCGGACGAAATCATCATAGATGATCTGGGCCAGGTTCGACCACTGGATGACCAATTCGGAATTGGGTTTCGCCAGGCATTTCACGCGCACGTCATACTGGCCGGGATTCAGATGGTCGATGGAGATGGTGCTTTTGAAGGGCATCCGGGTGCTTCGCGAGAAGGACCACTCCTTAGTGTTCCAGGCGCTTCCCTCGGGCGCGTCGTGCAGGCGGTATTGGATCTCCGCCCGGAACTGGCCGGACTTCACCTCGCCGTCATCCATCCGGTACAGTCCGGTCGGAAAGTCGAGCGCGATCTCCAGGCCCTGTACGTTGTCGCCGGTGGTGGTGGCCGTCGCGTACTCGGCTGAAAGGGCGAAACTCAGCGGCTGCTCCACATAGGCATCGGCGAAGCCCGGAATGACGCTCTGATGATTCAGTCCGGCCCGTTTGTAAACCTTCACGCCGCTGTAGTTCTCCAGCGGATTGCCGTTGATCTGGATCGCGGCGATGCCTGGGACATGATCGACCGCATCGTCGGGATCATCCGGGTTGGACTCGCCGTCGCCATCGTATTGGCACGGTCCTTCGCCGCCGCAGAACAGGAGGTTCAGATACTGCTTGTCGTCCTCCACCGAGACATGGGACTGCAAGAGCTGCCCGCCGGTGCGGACTCTGCCGAAAGTGATCTGGACCGGATTGCCCTGGCCGATCTGATTCTGTACTCCGTTCCAGCCGTAAGTGAGGCTCTCTTGCTTCATATCCAGCTTGGCGGGGGGGAACCAATGAGACATGGCGATGCCGCCCACTAGATTCGTCGCCATAGCAGCTGCGTAACTCCATGGATTGGACCACGAAACTCCTATACCCCGCCAAAGACCTGATTCAACTAAATTTCCAACACCCATCGACAGCATCATCAAGCCAATGGAGGCCACCATTGACAGGATATTCTTTGATTTCGAGCTCCCTTTGGCCACCCGGGGCATGGCCACGATGAAGTCGCCCGGACCGGGCGTGGTCCGGCCATATTCGTCATCCGCCAGGATCCGGCCGTTGTGAACGATGTCGATCTCGGCCGGCTCCGCCGGATAGCTCCCCCGCAGATAGTCGAAGACCGGCTGGCCGGGGACGAAAGAGAGCTCACGGACCACCCGGTCCCGTTCGATATCGAAAGGATTCTTAATGATTACCAGTGTAAGCTGATTCAAGCCATCACCTCTTTCAAGAAAGGATCATTTCAAGTCATTTCCTCGGTCCCGCTTGCCCCGCCGTCTCTTTGAACTCCTCCCCCGGCACATAATAGCCGACGATCGCCTGTTTCCAATAGAGGTGATCGGTCCGTTCGATGCAGGAGAAGGCTTTTTCCCGGGCGTGGATGAAGCGGCCCGCACCCAGGTAGACGCCGACGTGATTGCCGACGGCGGAGTTGAAGCGCATGAAGATCAGGGACGGAACCGGCGGCTCGCCGGCGGTGATCTCCTTCCAGCGCCGTTTCTCCCGCTGGTAGGTGCGGAAGATGGCCGCGCTGTCGTAGGCCCCGATCCGGTAGTCTGGCAGCTCCACCCCGAAGCGGCGGAAGACCTCCAGAGCCAGCCCCCAGCAGTCGTATGCCTCCGGCCCCCGGCCGCCGTCGGCGAAAGCCTTGCCGACCAGATCAGCTACTGGGGACGGGTTCATTGGAACGGTAAAAGCCGCCCGGATTCAGTGTCGGTTCGCCGCCAAAACGGGCCGCGTTCTGGCGGGCGCGGCAGCCGTCCAGGGTGTGGGGGCAGTCGGGGTACACCTCCTTGACGGCTTGGCTGACGCCGCACTCCGGGTCCTCCGGCCCGTAGGAGAACGGGCAGAAATCCGCCAGATAACGGCGGGCCGGCACCCTTTGGATGGTGGTGAAGTCCGGTCCCAGGGTGAAGACGACCCAGTTGGCGTCGGCCCTGGTCTGCTGCACCGCGAAGCTCTCCCGGATCAGCGGCCCGTCGGCCGCGTCCAGATGGGCGGCGTGCACCACGTACAGGGTGACCTGGGTCCCGGTGGCGCCGTTGGTATCCTCCAGATACTGCGAGATGGTGCGGTCGATGTTGCAAACTTTCAGATCGACCCGGGACAGCTCCTTGCCGTCCTCGGTGATCTCATCCAGTTGAAAGGGAAAGGCCGTCCAGGTGTCGCCGGACCCGGCCGGCCATTCGATATCCTCGTTATTGTGAACCACCCGGATCGGTTCCAGGTCCGGAATGTCGATCCGGAGCAGCACCAGAAACGGGCTGTCGCTGGCGAGCCGGTTCTTCTCCAGGATCGCCGCGGCGGGAAGTCTCTGCATATCCATGCCTCCTTTATCATGCTATGGAAGAACGTCCGTCACTTGCAACGGGAGCGGCGCCGGAGCCGGACCGGGGGCTTCCCGGGGGTGCGCCGCAATAGATATTCCCGTTCGTTCCGGCGGTACTCGCGGTATTCGGCCTCGAACTCCGCAGCCTCCAGCCCCTTGGCTGCGAGAAAGCACCTCACCCCGGCGGGCAGCCGCTTGGAGAAGCCCCGCTTCAGATAATACAGGCTGGAATAGCTGATGTCGGCGGCCAGGCAGAATTGGCCGTTGTTATAGCCATACCGTTGCATCAATTCCACCACGGGATTTTGGTTCATGACAGTTCGTCTCCTTTTCGTTTTTTCACCCGGATCCGGGTGCATCATGAAAATGCACCTTTTTTGGGTTTCAGCCGCGCCAGGGCCCGTCATTCGCGGCGTCGCCGCCGGAATCGTTCAGCCGGCCCTGGATCGTCTTCATGATCTGGTCCAGCAACGGCGCGGGCCAATTCTTCAAGACGCAGATCTTCTGGAGATTCTCCAGAATTGAGTAGCTCTCGGTCAAAATGATGAAGCTCTCGATGACGGTGCGGATCACCGCGGTCAGCTCGGTCTGGCTGCAGAAGTTGCCCAGGATCAATAGGAATAAGTAGATACCCAGCTTCACCAGGCCGTGATAGAGGCGGCGGCTGTCCGGCCGGACCGCCGGATTGGCCCGGGCATGGTAAAACCCGGTGCCGAAATCCGCCAGCCACAACAGGATCACCGTGCCATAGACCGGCCGGAAGACCGGCCCGAAGAGCAGCTTCAGCAGCCACAAGCCGACCCCGGCCACGACCTTGGCCAGCGGAAACTCGGCCAGCCGTTGCAGGACATGAATCAGCCATGCTTTATCGTCCATACGGTTCACTCCTTTTACAAAAAAGCCATGTTTAAAAGCCGGTCCCGTGAGGGGGTACCGGCTATGTTGGTGTCGTTTGCCGAATCATAAGGTCGAAACTTTGTTGTCATACCTTTCCTCCTCTCCTCCTTGGCAGGGAAAGAATTGGAGGTTAGGTCGCTTAACGCTTCCTCACGCCTCCCGCAAGGTCACTTCCCCGGACCACAGTCCGGGCGCGATGTTCTTGAAGGGCTGCTTCTCGGCGAAGCGCACCGTGTAGGTGGTCCCGGTGACCGGATGGGTCCAGTCGAAGACCATGCTCTTGCCCCTGGCGGTGTCCCGCCAGAAGGTCATCAGTTGTTGATAATCGGCCTCGCGCAGCGCGGTCCAGGAGAGGGTCCACTTGCCCCGCGAGCGGGTGAAGCGCGGCCGGCTAATCTCGCTGCCGTCCTCGAAGCTGCTGGCGATCCCGACATCCTCCCACTCCTCGGTCAACGGATAGACCGGCGCGGCGATGGCCGGAAAGACGATCTCACTCATTTTGCTCTACCTCCCCGCGTATACGACGTCGCGCACCCCGCCGACATTGCGGGCCAGGGCGTCCAGCCAGACGTCGACCACATAGCGCTGGCCGTCGAAGTGCGATTCCTGCTTGGCTGTCACCTGCTGGCCGCTGTTGTTGATGACGTTCACCGTCACCTGCGGCGCGGCTTGCTTGCCCGAACCCAGCTGGTGATGGGGAATGATCGTCCCGCTGGTATTGGGGACGAACACCTCCGGTCCCCGCTCGCCGACGATATAGGTGCCTCCGCCGGTAACCGGGCCGCCCTCGGCTTTGAAGAATATGCCGGTTAAGTTATTCACCAGCTTGCTTAGCATATTATTCGCGAACGATTGAACAATGTTATTGGCGAGACTCTTCAGATAATCACCGAAACTTTTCATTTTACCGTTTAAAACATCTTGGAATATAGCATCAACGGTAGTGCTGGCGGCCGTCTGAACCCCTCTCTGCCAGGCATCTCCGATGCCAGTAATCGGCATTGGCTTTGAGGTCGTCAACTCGGATTTATCTGATTTGTCGGATTTATCTCCGGTCTGACCCGGATCCATACTCTCGCCCGTTTTTTCGCCGCCATTCTTCCCATCACCGTTCTTCGCGCCCGGTTGGTCGGCCGCGGGTGTTTGGTCTTTGGCGGGAGTGCTTCCGCCCTCCGTCGCTTTTTTGGGATCGGTCGTCACCGGGGTTGTCGTGGATGTTTTCTCGGCGATGGGAAGCTTGTCGATGGCCTCTTTAATCTTCTTTTTGAAGTCCTTCCAAAGATCGTCCAGGTGTAATTCCTTTCCGGTAAGAATATTCGTAATAATACTGCTGGCAAAGGCCTTGAAATTATCCTCGACGATCTGGTCGATCCGCTCCGACAGCGTTTTCTGCTCCGTAGCGCCGGTTCCGGCCTCCGGCGTATTCCCTGCGCTTGACTGCGCCTTCACCGGTGTCTGAGGTGTAGGGGCCGGGGTCGGAGTGGGAGTCGGCGTTGTCTTCTCGCCGCCGGCGCCAAGTTTATCGATGGCTTCCCTAATTTTTTTCTTCAGGTCCTGCCAAAGGTCGCCGAATTTGAGCTCTTTTCCGGTAAGAATATTCTTGAAAATGTTTGAAGTGAAGTTCTTGAAATTCTCCTGGATGATTTTTAAAATCTGATCCGTTAGGGCTTGTTTTTCCTTAGCCGGATCGGTTTTCTCCGGTTCCGTCTTGGTCCCTTCGGATTGGGTCGTAAGCTTGGGCGACTCCGTCTTCTTCTCCGGCTGGGGCTCTTCCTTTTTCTTGTCGGCGATGGGGATCTTATTGATCGCATCCCTGATCTTGTTCTTCAGATCCTGCCAAATTTCATCCAGGGATTTACCGCTGAGAATATTCTTCAACAGATCTTTGGTAGAACGTTTAAGGTTATCCTGAATGATTTTCATGATCTGATCGGTCAGCGTTTCTCCGGCCGTTTCAGCAGCGCCGCCTTCCTTGGCCGGCGTTGTGCTGCCGGAACCCGATGTGGTTTTGCTTTTGCTCACCAATTCCTGGACCGACGTTGATACTTTGTTCAAGGTTTCACTGATCTGCTGGAGCGTCTTACTGGAAGCTTCCGACAGATCGGCCAATGCCTTTAGCTGTGTACTTATGGTTTGATCCATTTCACTCAAAACGATCACCCCTCCTTCCTCAATCTCTCCATCTCTCCCATCTCCAAGCGGCGCAGCTTTCCGAAGACCGCCGGCGTGACCTCGATCCCGTGGATCGCGGCGATCTGCAGCACCGCCGGGTAGTCCAGGCCGACCGGAGCGCCCAGGCCGATCCGCCACTGGGTATTGGCGAGCAGCCAGAGCTTCCAGGCCGGCCCGTTCTCGGGCAGGAGCTCCGGGCAGCGGTCCTCGCAGGACTGGCAGTCATGCCGGACGCCGGTCTGGTCCTGGGTCTCGCGGCAGAGGGCGCAATAGCGGTTGCGCCCCTCCGCCCACCAGGACCAGACCGTCAGGAGTTTTTTGCCGCGGCCTCGCTCACGCTGTAGGTCAGCTGATAGGTGCGGGTCGCCAGCTCCAGACAGCTCGAGTACGGGGTATTGGCGAAATCGAAGTCCCGGTACACATGGTCGAGCATCCAGTCGACCATCTCCGCGTTGACCTTCATGGTGAGATCGTCGGCGCGGAAGGCGGGATCGAGCCCGGCCTCGCGCAACGCCTTGATCTCGGCCCGGGTCAGCGCCCGGGCTTTCGGCATCGTTGGATTCATAGCAGATTCCTCCTTGGTTGATTTGAATAATATGCCTATCTCCTAACCCTCGGCCCTTTGCGGCTGATGTCCGTCCTTGGGCGCCGCAAGCTTAAACCTTCCTGGCTCTGGCTTCCCGGATCGGGAAACCACCGGGCTCCGGGGCTCAAAAGCCTTTGGGCTTCGTAGGATATCGGTTGCTCGCCCAGGTCCGGGCCTGAGCCACGCTGGTTCAAGCCCGGTCCATGGATGGAGTACCCGGGGGAGAGCCGAGAGAGAGGATAGATCGTTCCGCCTTACGCGTAGGTCGTCTGGCCGTTCTTCAGGGTCACCACCAGCGCGCCGCCTTGGGCGTTGTTGCCGTAGAAGGCGCGGTAGGGCAGCTCCACCAGGATCCCTTTGGAGCCTTCGATGCCGGGGGCGTTCCGTTCGTAGACGATCTCCGGCAGCAGGAATTCCAGGCTATGGGCGCCGTTGGTCAGCTTGAGCGAGAGCGAGGATTCGGTCCCGGCCAGCGCCTTGTCGAGTAATGCCTTGTTCTCGAAGAAAGCCTTGATCTCGCCGGAGATCTTCATCTGGCCTTCGGGGAGACTGGTCCGGTAGCCGCCGCCCAGGGTGTAGCCCTCGGGTAACAGGCCGAACTCCACATTCAGGGTGGCGTTGGTCACCGTGGCGATGCTGGCGCCGCCTTCCTGGATCGAGGCTTGGTAATTATTGAAGCGGGCCAGGTTGATCGCGGTCGGGCTGGCCACGAAGCTGGCGGTGGCGACAGTCTCTTTGGCGCCGAGAATGTCGATGTTGGCGACCAATTCGGCGTCGCCGCCCAGGTTGAGGGCGAACTTGTTGACCTTGCAGCCGTTAAAGAGCTCGTAGACCCCGATATCGGGGAAGCCTTGCTCCAGCACCAGCGACGGCTGGCTGTCCCCGGCCTTGAAAACGTGGCTGTAGGGGTCGGCGCTGCCGGTGGTGACCGGCGCGCCGAACATCGCCTTCAGCCAATAACCGATGCCGACTTCGTCCACCGGCGCCACCACGGTCCCGGAGACATCGATATTGCCCCGGACCGGTTCGGCCGGATCACGCCGGCCGCTGACGGTGGCCGAATCGACCAGATTCTGTTTGGACTTGACCTGGGCCGAGTTGACCGGGAGTTTGAATCCGGTGGGCGAAGCCGGGGTCTGCCCGTAGCCGGACTCGAAACCCGCCACCAATTGCGCTTTGAAACCTCTTGCTTGTGCCATGATATAGGCCTCCTTATTTTATTGAATTCAATATTAATCCAAGGGATGAAATGGCGGCATTAATAGTTCAGCCCGCCGCCCATGGCGGGCACGATGTACAGCTTGACCTCCATCGCGCCGGTGAAGCGCGGCGAATAGCCGCCGGACGCCTGCGCCTCCTCGGTCAGTGGGAAATACTTGACATAAGAGATGGGATTGGCCGGGCTGGCCTGGGCGATCTCATCCAGGATCAATTGCCCGAGCTGGTCGCAGTCATAGATCCCGGCCAGCTCCGTGACGCCGTCGTCCGCGATTCGGTCGGGATTGACGATCGCCCATTGCACCGGCACCGCGTAACGGTATTGCTTGCGGTCGGTCCCCTCCGTCTTCCAGCCGGGCTGGATCAGGATATAGGGGCAGTCGGCGTCGGCCGGCGGCCGGGCCGGATCGCTCCCGACGAAGATGGCCGGGGCCTTGCCGTACTT